GTTGGGCCAGTAACACCTGTTGAGCCATCGTCACCCGTTACGCCAGTAGGGCCAGTTGCGCCTGTTGTTCCCACTCCGGTAGGGCCAGTTGACCCGGTCGGACCAGTAGCGCCCGATGGGCCGGTCGCACCATCGTCACCTGTAGCTCCTACCGCTCCGGTTGGGCCAGTGGCACCCGTGGGTCCAGTTGCACCAGTAGAGCCGGTGCTACCAGTTGATCCCGTAGCTCCAGTAGAACCTGTAGCACCAACAGACCCACTAGGTCCAGTGACGCCCGTAGGACCGGTTGGGCCGGTTACACCTACTCCTGTTGGTCCTATGGGTCCCGTAGGTCCTTCTTCACCGGTAATGCCTGTCGGACCAGTAGCACCCGTTGTCCCCACTCCGGTCGGGCCAGTAACACCAGTCGGTCCTGTGGGTCCCGTGCTTCCCGTTGGACCCGTAACTCCGGAACCTGTTGGGCCGGTAGCACCTGTGGGACCCGTAACGCCTGTAGACCCTGTTGATCCTGTAGGACCCGTAACACCTACTCCAGTAGGACCAGTGGCACCGGTCGGGCCGGTTGCACCTGTGGGACCAGTTTGGCCAGTCTCACCCGTAGCGCCAGAAGGGCCTGTAGGACCATCATCACCGGTAGGCCCTTGCGGTCCTGTGGCACCCGTGCTTCCTGTAGGCCCGGTTACGCCGGTCGGACCTGTTGTTCCAATCCCTGTTGGACCCGTGGCCCCTGTGGGTCCAGTTATTCCAGTGGCACCAGTAGCACCCGTGGCTCCATCATCACCTGTAGGCCCGGAAGGACCTGTTGCACCCGTACTTCCAGAAGGTCCAGTGACGCCCGTAGGACCAGCAACTCCAGTTGGACCAGTTGGTCCTGTTGCGCCCGTGCTTCCTGCTGAGCCGCTTGGCCCCGTAGGACCTGTTACACCATCATCACCAGTTGGACCGCTTGGTCCAGTTGGACCAGTAACTCCCGCACCCGTTGGTCCAGTTGGACCGGTTACGCCAGAAGGACCCGTTGCGCCGGTAACTCCTGTAGGTCCGGTGGCGCCGGTGGATCCAGTTGGACCCTGCGGACCACCCGAAGGACCTGTTGGACCGGTCGGACCCGTCGGACCAGTAACTCCATCGCCACCACCTCCTACACGCCGACCATTAATAAATTCGCAACAAGTCACTTTACACCAGCGTGGGTATAAGGGTTACATCCAACTCTTCTACAGTGCCCGCCTTTGCAGTCACTTCGAGCCAGACAAAAGAATCAGCGGGAATGGCAGCATTATCGAACATGATTATGCTGCTGCCATCGCTTACATCATTGGTTGTTACACCTCCTACAATCACTTCGGTGCCTGCGGCATCCCGGGTTGACGCAAACTTAATAGTCCATGTAACAGATGGACCGCCTGAACCACGAATCGACGCTACAATCCGCGAAACAGTAAAACCGTTCTCTGTATAGAAAGAACTCTCTTCTCCCGCTACCGCCGGAGACTCTAACTTGAGATGCTTGCTACCCACATCTCCAGCGCCAGGGTTGGCACCGTAGATTCTCAAGCTGGTGTCTCTGCCATTGGCAAAAATCGGCACGAAACACCTCCTACGGTATTGTCGAAGCAGGTACTGGGTGCAGAGGTCTCCCGATGATTCTCGCGAACATATCACTCGCTGCGCCCGAAGAAACAATCGCTATCTTTTCATCGGAAGCGAGTTGAAACTTGCAAGCAATAAGAATGTTCGTCTCCAGCGGATCGGTGGATTTGAATATCTCGATGTCAGGCGCGCCGGTACTTCGAATCACAATTGACTTTGTCCCGACGCCCCCGAACTCCACATTGATCTGCTGGATCTCCATGAGGAAATAATTGGTAAACTCAAACTCAAACAGGCCCCCCTGAGCTGCTACCGGATATTTCTTCACACCTACAGTACTGTAATCTGGATCGGTGGGCGGAACGGTACCGTTCCAGTCGTTTCCGGCTGAGATCCGCTGTTCAATTACGACAAAATCTTGACTGGACACCGCCTACCTCCTCCGAAGGAAAGTGAGGAAAGAGAAGGATAGGCTTAGATGGTGACCGCTGCGTCGTCGTAATATCTGCGCCAACTTCCGTTCGAGAAGTATACCGGCACACCAGTACCAGCCGCTGCTCCCTCACCATCCTTCCGGCCATTGGTGCAGAACGCTGTGCGCCCTTCATAACCCGTGGGCAGAGAAGCGTATACATACAGCTCCTTACCGGCTGGATTCAGGGACCCTTGCGCTGCCTCCGACGCGTCATCCGAATCAGGTGTCACGGTCACGGACAAGTCTCCCGCGACCACGCCAGCCTTGATAACTTCATTGGCATCAAGGTCGGCCAGGGTAATGCCAGACCATGTCTTTGTTGCGCCCGCCGCTATCTCGATTTCCGGTCCCGGAATATAGATGGCTTCCGAGCTGCTATTAGTGATTGCTGCGTCCATTTTTTCTTTCCTCGCTGTTTTTATTGGCGGTGCTACCACCAAAGAAACTGTAAGTCTCTGTCCTACTCAGTACTACTGAACATTTGTTGCAGCCTGAAGACGATAAATTCTCCTGGCCTATTGGGAGCCACGAATACATCGCAGATAACTTCGCCCGCTTGCTCCACTGCGGGAGGATTATTGGTCTCGTCACATACAACCTGGAAACCTTCGCTCGGCTTCTCACCTGCAAAAATTCCCTGATTGAAAAGCCCCAGAAGGAAACTCTCAACACTGAGCTGTATACGACCTCGAAGCGCAGCGCCCACATCCTCGAAGACAAACCCATGGGTACTGTTGTAGATGCTGGCCTTCAAGAAATTGAACAAGCGCCGCACATGAACAAACTGGAAATCGTCCGGCGGATTCTCCAGGGTGCGCGCACCCCATACCACACGCCCCGTCTGAGGCGTATCCATGAGCGCGTTCACCTGACTCTGGAAGAAGGTGTCAATCTCCGAAAACTCCAACTTCCGTTCAAGACCGATACTCCAGTTGAGTACACCGTCCCGAGTCCCGGCCGGTGCCTTACCCACACTGCGATTCACGTCCGTGCGCGCGTACACGCCTGCGATATGACCTTGAGGCGGGATATTCAGCGCGTTGTCACTCACGGGATCAGTGATCGTGATGTACGGATAGTAGAGCGCCGCGTAAGAACTGGTGATACCCAACGTGTTACGCCGCCAATCCTTGACCTGTTGCGGGGTTTGCCCCGGAGGACTTGCCAAGATAATGAACCACTTACCGTTGGTTTCAGCTTCTGTAACCTGATCAACTGCCATGGTTACATCACCGGCAGCGTCCGGAATGGCAACATTCATCAACTCATCGGTGGTAAGCAGCGCATACATACCTTCGCGGTCTGTTTTGAGAGTTGGATCGGTCAATTCATTACGACCAATAGCTGCAACGCCATCAGAACCGCCCGAGAAGCTGTCTGTATTGAGAGTAGCGCTCGGTTCCACGTAATGCTGTATGTTAACCAAGGAGCCCGGCACAAGCGCTGTTGGGGGCGTTGCGTGGGAAGTTTCAGCTTCCGATACTGCCGCAACTGTCTTAAACGCGAACTTACCCGTGTCGTAATCAATCTGATTGAAACCAACCGCCGCCAGCGGATCAATATCACCAATCAAATTACCGTCACCATCATCGGTGATGGTCCGGGCAACCCCAGCAGAATCGGTAAAGGTAATCGATACCGATGTAGGTTGAACAGGGGTTTCCAGCGCCAGCGAGCGAATACCCACCGGAATATCCGGATAACCATCAGGATCTGCAGCGGCCGTAGAACCAAACTCTGTGGCGACAGCATTACCAGCCGCTACCGCTCTGGTGCGCAATTTGCCATCCAAGTTGCTTGGTTTACTATCGTCATTGGATGGATCATCCATTTCCACCAGCTTCGAGCCCGTGGTCTCCTCGTTGAGAATGGTGATCACGTAGTCAGATGCTGTGGAATCCGTGAACTGTACGGCGTCAAAAATCTCCTCAACAGTTCCATCCAACACCACTAATACATCGTGTTTGGTGTAAGCGTGTGTTGCCCTGGTTAGGTAATCCTCATTACCTCTGACCTGAAGCTGAAGATCATTACCCCACTCACCTTCCGAGATTGGATCTACATCAAAAGCATTCTGGATGTAGGCCGCCTGAATCGGATTCTGATCATGTGGTGCCGCCGAAGCCGCCGCGATGGTGAAAGACAATATGCCCGTTTCGTAGTCGATAACGGGAGCTGGAGCCGCTGCAACAGTTGTACCCTGAAGCGCACCATCACCGTCATCGGTGACGGTCTGCTCAGTACCCACCGAGGTATATCCGGCCGTGATGGTTGACAGAGCGTCTGGCTCCTGACCTGCCGCCACAGACAAACTATATTGCCCAGTCACATAATCGATGTAACCGCGCACATTGGCAGCGCCGTCCTTGAGTAAACCATCTTTGGCAGGATCAGTGTATGTAACAGGTGCCGCCGCCACGGTTGTGGTAAGCGTAACCGTACCTGGTACCAAAGGTGGCCCATTGGTAGCGAGAGTCCCAGCGATACGACCGATAAAACTGTCAGCCGCGCCATCAGGTGCCGGGCTGGCATTCGTGTCTTCAGCACCAGCAACGACCGTACCCGCTTCCTTGTACGTAATGGATACAGACCCGGGCCGACATGGCAACTCGGCTAGAGTTCCAGAAATCGCCTTGGTGGCCCCATCACCAGTATCGATTGTTTCTTCGGAAACAGGATTCCCAATACCACTACCAATCCGTGGATTGGTTGGTGTGGTAGCAGGCGACAGTGCTTTGACCGCATCTGATGCCACCACGCGCACAATATACGCACGCACACCATTGTTGGCGAAGAAAGCGAAAGTCTGAGTCATCACTTGACCCTTCTCGGTGAAGGATCCAAAAGTACTCTCAGCCTGATCAAAACTGGTCGCTAGAGTTGCTACATTGGTCGGCCCTTTTGGCGTAAAACCAACGGTACCGTAGTTTGACGTTGAAACGCCTTGAATCGCGGTCAATCCGCGCCGACGCTCTTCAACGTACACGCCTGGGTGAAGTCTTTCTGCCATCGATTTGCCCTCTCACTTCCCGTAGGAAAGTGTATTGAGAAAGAGTTTGGTTTTGTTCTACCGACGCCGTCCTATTCTCTCCTCCTTCTCTTGCGCGGCGGCGCCTGCGGCTGCTCCTTCTCCTTCTCCTTGGGCTCTTCCGATGTGCCCTCTCCTTCTGCTTTCAGGGTATTTGATGATATCACATCATCCTTCGATTCAGGTTCAGACTTGTCATCTGCTGCCTTCTTCTCCGGGGAACTTTTGGACGGTGTCAAAGTTACCGCCTTTGCCTTCTCAGGCTGTTTCTCCTCTGCTGGTTTTGGAGGATCCGGTAACCTCGCAACCATCTTCTTCTTCAACAAATGAGACACGGACGCCTGCGGGGCAAAAAACTTCATGCGAGGCACCAGTACAATGGGTCCCTGTCCTGGGATATTAACCGGTGTGGTGGTGCGCCCTTTGTAATACCAATACGGTAAATTCATATCCAGCTAACCTCACAGACCGCCGATGTTGACCTTCGATGAAGTCGGCAAAATAACCGGCTCATGAAAGTCTAACTCAGCTTCGACTCTCATCGAAATTGTATGTCCCTGTAATCTGTCCGCGACATCCATAATCTCACTCAGGTTATCAGCACTTTCCATGAAAGCATAATAACCGCGCTCATCTCCTTCAGAATCCCGTAAAAAAACTTGGCCATATGCCCAAAAAAAGCGCCCGACATGCCGTAACATATGGTCCGCCTGCCACCGCAAACGTGCCCTCAAATGCAAGTCGTAGCTGATTTCGTAGGGATAGGTCCAATATTTCTTCTCCACTTTGTCTGGAAGAGTGCGCCCTCCAGGTCCCGGGATCTGCTGCGAATTTACGGCCGGAACTTGATATTCATATCCTCCAGGAAACCAACGCGCCATGTCAGGACTGACAGCACCTCTTGAAATAACGATTTGCGGCAAAAACTGATCCTGGAAAGCATCCTCGGGATCCGCCATGCTGACAGGCACAAGGCCCTGATACTCGTCAGGACCCGTGACTTCCTCAATGCCTACTGCGTAGGTTTGAACCAACTCCCCGTCGCGCTCGATATTAACCAGTTCCGCGCCGAGTGTGGTAGCCATACCCACATCGTAGTCTTCGAGAAAAACAGCGCCTGTCCGTCCGTTCGCCATTCACGTGACGAATCTAGGACGCGAGGTGTTGGATCGCCGCTTCGACCAGATCCGAGTTTTCAACTGCTTCCATCCAAGCATTGATATCCTGCTCGGAAGGCTCGTCCACGCCGAAAATCTCAGGCAACTTGCCTTCGTCAGCCAAAGTTCCAGCGACCTCGACGATTGCCTCAACAGCCGCCGCGTCCTCCACCTGGCACTCAGCCACAAGCTTGTCCACAAAATCTCCGATCAGTGACTCGAACGCACTGGGCTCTTCAACCATTTCGGCGTCAGCAACCACCAGGTCACGAAGACTCTGAGCCTCCCCTTCCTGAATTCGGGTCAATGCCTTCGACAGAACAGAATTTACTTTGTCGATATTCACGATTTTCCTCCTCTTAACGACCACTGGCCGCTATGTAATCCTGGAATCGTTGGATTCTCCTAACAGTAGATGTTTTTTCTTGTGGAGTCACGACTTCCGTCTTCCATCTGCGCTCCGACGGTACCGTCAGCCAACGCACTAACTTTCTCATCACTATTTTCACATATCTGCGCTTGGCAGATCTGATTGCAGGACGCCAGTGTGCCCGATGTCTGGTATTGATGCCAAATTCTTTGCGCAATACTTCAAAAGCAATATCTCTACTCACGCGACGCCGAATTAATGTGGGATGAGCGCGCTTTACCTCCACACCAGCCTCCTTCAACTCAGTCTTGACCTGCTGAAGATCCGCCTTTCTTTTGGATTCTATCTCCCGTGCTTCACGTACTGACACTTTCCGCGACTTGATAGATGCCTCTTGAGATTGAGGCTCGTAAGGCAAAGTAGTCATCGTCCATGGATTACGTTTAGCCAGGATTACGGCGCCAGGATCTAACTGACGGTCCTTGTATTGTCTGGGCTTAACGTACAGCACCGTATCCTGAACATCAGTGGTACGTAGTCTCTGAGAATGCTCATATCCTGGAACTATAATACCCACCGTTGAATCCATGCCCGGAACATTCATCTGCCGAAGCTCTAGCATCTCCGGATAGTTCCGGATATCTCTCGGCGCGGTCTTCAACAACTCCTCATAAACCAATTCCGCAATCATATCAGGGAAATGCGTTATAATAGCTTCCACGCGCAAAGGAAGTTCGTCCACGAGCTGGTACACTTTCTTGTTATAAGCATCCTGTTTGAAAGAGAATTCCATTAGCCAGCCGCCTTTCGCGGATCCTGTACCGGCATCAAACTCTCCAGATCACTCAAATGCACCTTACAAGCACCCACAAACCGCGTAGGTTGATGACGAGAACTCACCGCCTCTACGGCTTGCTCACCGCACCGAAAACACCTTGTGGCTAAAATAGTGGGCGTCAGCGGTCCCTCGTACAAAGGAAAGCTCATGCCCGACATTGGACCACCACAATCCTGACCCGGCATAAAAGCCACCTCGCACTGGTCAAATCCCTTTGCCTTAGCGCGCCAAAGCTTCTGGCAACACGCACAGGGAAAAGCAAACCCCTCCCTCAACAATCGCTGAACATAATCATTCACGGAAAAATCCTGAATCTCTTACCGAGCGTAAATACCCCCGGCGTACTTCCACGCGCATTAAATCCCGGTTGTTTGCTCGGCGTCGGAGCATCACCAACCACATCCCAGTCCTTCACCCAGATATCGTACAACTGTGGATCCACATCTATCTGCACATCAGAACCAGAGCCTGTGTCAGCTATTCGAACAGTACGAGTAAGAGGGCTCAATTCCTTGATGGTCCCCGTAATCACCAACTCTCCCTCTCGCGTGCGCACCTCCACAAATTGCCCTATACCCAAACGCACGCGCTCAGTATCTTCCGATGTCTCACTCTCGGGCTCCTGCATCGGCTCCTGCATCGCCCTATCAAGCTGTTCGGCCAAGGAACTCATGTGGACTCACCTTCAACCTTGCGGCCGGGCTCGAACTTGCTGCGCTGCTTCAACTCCAACCGATACTGCACAAATTCAGGAGTAGACATAATGTGTCCATCTGCATTGGCCTTCGTCACTTCCCAATAAGCAAATTGACGCATAAATGGCGACGTGTTCTCGCCCCAAAACTCAACCACATCACCAATCTTGGGATCTGGCGCGCCAACATCCTCTAACTCCTTACGAGCCACGTGAAGCACCGCGTTGCTGGTCTCCCAAAGAAGGTTCGCCGTACAAAGGATGACGATGCATGGCGCGCCTCAAAGACCACAGCTTGAAATGCACACCGGATAACTTCGCTGGCTCGGACGCGATAGAATCCCAAAGAGCCCTTTCAGATACATCCTGGTCAGGAAAAATGCGCTTGACGTTACTGACCCCACCCCCACTAAAACTCGTGTCGAGCCCCTGACATTTCCCCAATGTTTTAATCTTGCAAGCCACTAGTCCTCAAACACTCGATTAATGTTTATCCAACCCGGTCCCGCAAAAGCCCCTGTAAGGGCCGCTTTCTGTCTGGCAATATTAGAGCGCACAACAAGGTCCTCGACCGCCTGACGCTTATTCTTGCGCTTGGATGGCCCTATGCGCCGATGCTGACGAACAACTTTGAAACGCTCGCCATTCTTACTCACTGTATGAGCAGAAGTAGCCGACGAAAATCTCCCCTTTTGGTCGTGGTAGCTCACTACGTCCTATCCTTCTTGAGAAGAAAATTGTTCTCCATATCCTTGAACATCTTTATAAATCGATTGTACTTGCTGATCCCCGTACCTGGCAAACCGCCGCCCAACGGCCCTTTCTCCATACCGTGCTGAAATGACCTCCTTACTCCTTTCTGAGTCTGTTTTACTGTTTTAGGCAACTTCGCGTTCTTGCGATAAGGACCTTTTAGGTAACCGTGCTTGCTCAGACTCCAGCGGCAAATATTCCAGGCAGCCTCCTTGGATTTACCGCGTTTCACATGCACCGCCATCATACAATGAGCGACTTGAGCAGGTATTTGACTCAATCCAGGAGGCTTAGGCGGTTGCCCTTTTTTCTTAATAACCGCCCGACGCTCTGCGGCTTTCGTCTGGCGTGCGGTCTTCTCCTTCTTTAGAGCCTTTACCTTCTGCTGTTTTTGCTTCGCAGCCTCCTTTTTATCTTTCTGACGCTCTTTGGCCGCCGCCTCCTTCTCCTTCTTGACCTTCTTCTGTTGCTCTTTCTTTTTCTGTTCCTGCTCCTTCTCCCTTCTGGCCCGCGCCTTTTTACCAAAGATCCTCTCGTAACCACGCCGATACTCTGGCGTCGCTGCCCGGGCTTCAGTAAATAAACCGCTCAGAGGCACCAGCATAATTCACCCGATCAAGAATGGAGTACCTTCATTCAATTCCAGAATCTCGGCATCCAACTTTTCTATCTCGCCTTGGGCCTCCCCCAACAACGTGTCTCCATCCAAATTCTTGGTACCTCCTGCGCTCGGAAACTCCGTATACTTCGTTCGTATACGCCCAAGACGTTCTTTTGTTTGAGCAAGCGCATACCGCAAAATCAAGTCTCTGTGCCGGAAACGAAGCCTTCTAAAATCATTCACCGGCGTCGTGTCTGGAGAAGTAGGATCGTCCACTACCAATGTAGTGCTGATATATCTAGCTATAGCAGCTCCCGCACGCTGATTTCTGGGCGCTATGTAAAGAATATTGGTGTCCTTGTAATACTCCCATGCGGGGTCCGACCCAACTATACGGCGCGCTGTTTCCGCATGAGCCAGAATCTGATGAAACGTGCCGTAAAATGAACCCCCTGGAACCCCTGTAATGGCCTGGTAAGCTATCGGAATCTGATCGACATCTATAAAGGCATACGGGTTGATCGCCGCGATAATGTCGATTTGAACGCCCGGGAACCACATCTCCAGCACTTCATCACAATCATCTGGCATCGAGTATTCCTGAACACTCGGCGCAAGGTTCTGAGCCGCCCGACGCTTGACACCTTTGCGGCCAATATACCAGCGAATGGCATCGTCAAATGCATCGCTAAAATGCTCGTCGCACATTTCCAGAACGACAACGCCGCCGCCCATCTTGCGCTTGAGCCATTCCAGTGCTTCTGTTTTTGTACGAGGATCCATTCCCGGGCCACCTCCTGGAGGCTACCCCTGTGCCTTCAAAATAGCGTCCACTATAACAGGCTTCTTCACATTGGAACCAAACGTCAGACCAAACTCCTGTTTAGCCAACCGCATCAATACCTGCTTATTGCGCTTACCAAGTTTCGCGCCGTCATACTTCTTCTTGGATACCGTCTTGGCAGCAGCTTTCTTTTTCGCGGGCTTGGACACGGTCTTTTCGGCCTTGGAATCCGGAGATGCAACCTTGGCTGGCTTGGAAGGAGCCTGCGCCGGTTCCTTGTCATCTTCTACAGCAACCAGAAAACCCAGGCGCACATACTTGGCCAACCTGGAATCATTATATAAAACACCATCCTCGATCCTTTTGTCACCACGGCCCACAGCCAGGGTGAGACTCTTTCCTACCCACGCGGGCGCTTTCGTATATTTCGGCATCTTTCTTCCTTTCCCCGGCAGTCGACTGCCTTAATCAAAAAACTACCCTGTCTTCTTGTATGGCTTCCATGGAAGTACCGTCAACCAACTCTTCTGACCGTAAGCCAAAACCTCCACATCGAAAGCCTTTCCCAGTTTATCAGCATACTGCGCCAAATCCTTGCCAGCATCGGCGCTACAAACAATCTCCATTCTCTCCGTCTTACACTTTACCGAGAAAGGTACATTCTTCTTGAACCACGCTTTCAACTGCACGCCTGTAACACGACCCTTGGCTTCGCCCAGCGCTGACTTCAGTTGATCCGCCAAACTCATCACGGTTCTCCCTTTAACGAGAATTCTTCATAATGTACGTCTTCTCAGTATACGGATGACCCATTAGACAGCAAGTTTTCCCCGATTCTACACTACTGTTCTTTTACACCTTGGCTACACTCTCTTGTTCTGATTGCTCACGTGATGCCCGCTGCTCCGCTCTCCGTATCGCCGTACACCTTTTGCAATGTGAAGCTCTCTTATCCC